CATGGTTCTGGTGTTGATTCTTCTATTAGATTGTCTCTTCTTGAAGGTTCTCAAACCCAAACTCCATCTGAAATAGCTGGTGATGCTCATAAAGAATCTGATCTTTCTCCGATACTCAAAATTCCTACTGTAATTTCTATTCAGGATTGGTCCTCTACACAGGGTTCCGATACACCTTTGTTTCTTTTACCTGTTACTCCTAACTATCACATACAAGAAGCTTATTCCTCAACCACTTATATTGGCTCTTTCTCCAACCTTGGAGCTTGGGCATCTCGATTTAAATACTGGCGAGGTGGTATTCGTTTCATTTTTGATTTTGTTTCTACGCAATTTCATGCTGGTCGTCTCCGTGCTTCTTTCTTTCCTAATCAATTCTTTGGTCTTTTAGCCGATGCTCCTAGTTCTGCTGCTGGTACTTCTGTTCCTAATATGATAATGGATTTGCAAGCTAAGAAAGAGTTTGAGTTCGTTGTGCCTTGGTATAGTGGAACTCCTTATCGTAAATGTACACATCCCTATGATGCTACACAGGAAATCAATCAACATTTTCGCAGTAATAATTATGGGGTTTCCGGCACTGTAGTTATTTATGTTCTCAATCCATTAATTGTTAATAATAATGCTCCCGCTGCTATTCATATCAATGTTCTCATGTCCGGGGCTGATGATTTTGAATTATTTGGCCCTTGTCCTCCTCAACCAGAATTGGTGAATCCTGTTCTGTCCTCTATAAATCCGTTAACCGACGAAAATCTAGAAGAAGTTTTTGAATGTGGTTTGACACAAGTTCCTGGTGATGTCATTGAAGGTGAAGATATGATTCTTAAACCCGTTGCTAATATACTCTCGCACGGGTCTGGAATTGTTAAATCTCCTTCAATGTATCAGGCAGGTGAGTCCCATATGAATATTAAGAACCTCATTCGTCGTTTTGGCTTTCATTCTCGCTTTGGTTTGCCCGATCCGATGGTTGTTGCTCCCGCTTGTGTGCGTATTCGTATTCCCCAAAATCCCACTTTAACATTTAATGTAAATTCTAACACTGATAATAGACCTCTTAATTTATTTTCTTTTATAAATTCTTTGTTCGCAATGTGGAGAGGTTCTATTCGTTATAAACTTATCTCGCCTGTATCTAAAAATGCTCAATTACTTGTTTATTCTTATCATAATCTATTAGGTTCATCAACTGCCATTATTAATGGAGTTATTCAGTTTCCTTTCTTTGCTTTCTCCTATGGTTCTGCTGTTAACAACTTTTCTCATACTCCTGCTTTCGAATTGGAAGCACCGTTTGTTTCGGGTTTTACCAATTTAGTTACTTATAATCCTAAAGGTTTATTATCTACACGCTTCTACTCTGTTTCCAGTCTTGATATCATCTGTTCTTCTACTGCTGATTCTGTTTTTCCTGTTGTTGCTGGTTCATACATCGACTGCTTTGTCGGTGCCGGCGATGATTTTGTTCTTCATTACTATCTTGGTCCGTTAATATATGTTTGTTCAGGTCTTAATTTCCCCATCGTGTGAAGACCAGAGGTAAAATCGTAACTTTCGAAATTTATTATCTGGTGATTGAGTGTCTGTATCTTGTGCGCATTTTACAACACAACACATCACTTTGGTTTTAAATCTAGATTGTTACTTTTGAGCTTTACTGGATTAATCTGCTCTGAGTTGGTAAGGGGTGGAGTTTAATTATACTCCCTATGCTTTTTGCGCCCTAGCCCATCCAGCCACACTGGTAGCTGCCGGGTGCGAACACTTATGGCTTCTTCTTTTTCTTATAGTTCTACTGTGGAAAACGAAGCCAACTCTCCTTGTGACTTTGTCACGAGATTTGGCTTAGAGAACCCCTTAGGTCGAGTGATGAGACCTGAAGAGGTAAGGTGCTATAGGCACGCGAGGCAAGAGCTCCGCAATACGCTTGCGCGAGCGATCGCATGGTCAGGAGAAGTTCCTCGGAACCATCCAGACTACATGACGATGAACGACATCAACAAACGTCTACGGGCTATTTTCCTCAAAATCCCATCATATGAGGAAGTGACTGAAGCAGGTTTTACTGAATTTTTATTTGGTAAAGATCGTACTGCCAAAGTAGACGAAACCCTTGATAATGTCAATAAATTGTCTAAGTTTGCCACTACCTGCTTACAAGCTTTTAATGGTAAAACAACTGAGGATTTAAATGACATGACCGAGGAGGAACGCGACGCAACATTTCCACCCACACCTGAAAGTTTTGCTGAAGAACACTTTCCGAACATCCTAGTAAATGGGCCTAAAACTTTTATGCATACCATGAATAGTCTTAGCGTCAAATTGGCTATATCTGCAAAACTTTTCATATCTTGCCCTACATGGCTTGATAAATTTCTCTGCATCGTTATGATGTATATAGATATCACCGGTTTTAAAATCGCTCTTACAGATCTTTTGAACGCCTTACGCGTTCTTTTTAAGAAAGCTTGGGCCCATCATTCTTTTGACCCAATGCGTTATCCAGACATAGATTACAACAAATATCCACGACCCCAACATCAATGGGCAGATCCACCCCCAACCCCTGAACCTGCTGAGACCCAAGATCCGAATCAGGAAGTCCCTTATGAGGAAGCCACTGAAACTGGCGCCACAGAAGTGATTTCAGCTATCGTTATGATAGGAGGGTTCATTACATATGGGAAAATGCCCGATAAAAGCTCGACTGCCAAAGTCATCGGTAGTTTAGCAACTAAACTTCAAAACATTGGAAAAATGTCGAATGGAGTTCATGGCGGAATTAAATTATACCAAACACTTGTGTTGGGTGTAAATGAAGCCATGGATAAATTTGTAGACCTTATCTGTCCCGAAAAGAGTTCTCTTCGAATTCTCGACGAGAACAAAGAACGTATATCCACCTGGATGGACAGAGTTAATCAATTAGACCGAGAAGACACTTACATACGTCTTACCTGTGACCCTGCACTACATACTGAAATTGGACGCCTTCGCGACCAAGCTGACGAATATAGTGCAATATATCAAAAATTAGACTATCGACCTCTTAACATCTCTGCTTTGTTCATGAAAGCTGTCAACGCTATCATCCGTATCTCAAATAAAGCCACTCACATATCACTAAACATTGGGTGTAGACCCGATCCCTTTTGTGTTTATTTGTATGGCGAACCTGGCGTTGGTAAATCATTCATTTCTACCGAACTTATACATGAGGTTGCCGATAAATTTAATGTTCCAAAATTCCGTAGAATGTATCCACGTTCCATGGATGAAAAATTTTGGTCTGATTACTCACAACAATTTGCAGTCGTAATAGACGACTTCGGACAACTTCGCGACCCTACACAATTCGATCCATATGCTGAATTCATTGCTATTAAAAGCCCTGTTCCTAAAACAGTGCAAATGGCAGAAGTTTCAGAGAAAGGCCGACAATTCACCTCACAAATGATTTCGATTTCATCTAATATCGCATATCCCAATCCAAACTCAATCCAAGATCGTAAAGCTCTCTGGCGTCGTCGTGATGCCCTAGTCGAAGTAGTGAAACAATCACAAGTTTTGCTTACCAAGATTAAAATTGGCTCAACCGACCACTTAAAATTCCGCTTTCTTTCTCCTGTAGAAGAAGGTAAGGCTTTAAGTGAATTTATGGATTATGCAACACTCAAACAACGCATAATCGATATGGCCACTGAACATCTAGAACGACAGAAGGAAGTTGCCGCCTATCTTAATCGGCGTGATTTCACCCCAACTAAAGAATGTGGCGATTCCGAAGATGATGAGGAACTTTTTGATGAGTTCGAATCAACACGCGAATTGCTTCTGAAAGTTCTAAATGGAACTGAACGAGGTTTCAGTTCTGGAGAGCGTTTTGTACGTGTATCTGCCACATCACATCCGTGGTATAGTACACGTGGAAAGTATTCACACACACACACAGATTGGGCTCTTTATAAAGATTTCATGGCCGACCTAAGCACATCTTTAGCTCGCCAATACTCAGCCTTAAATAGTCCAACAAATCCAACAGCTCATGATTATACACCTATGTATGTAGGTTTTGATGATTTTGGCTTGTTAAACCTGCCTCCTTGGTGGCTTACTAGCCGAAATCATTGGAAAGTACCAATAGCACAACCCCCAACAACTGAAAGTGGATTTGAATTCGTTAAACGTAGATCTGACAAAATTTTCCGGCATTGTAATCCTTTTACTGACCGTTCCACAGATGACATAATTACATATATTTCAAATATATTTAAATATGACATGTGTGATGGTTTTTATTTTCGAGGAACACCAGTGCAATTTGCCGTAGATGAATGTGGATTAGACGATCCAATTGTCACTGACATCGACATTAATATTCCTGAATTTCACCTAGCAAAACCAACACCACGTAGGTGCAATCCAGAACATCAAGAACCCGTTGTACCTATAACAATATACGACATGCCTTCAACATCAACTGCCCCTCCACCTGCAGCTATATATCAACCCGATCCTCCAACTATGGAAGAGCTTCGCGAGAAGTTTAACAAAAGTAGGAGAGAATTTGAAGGAAACATTGGTCATATACTCACGTGTGATCGATGTGATGAATTTACTTGCATATCTGAGTGTGCAATGGAATTTACTGAACTCGTCAAACTTAACACCTCATGGGCTGAATACCTTGATATGCTTATTCAATCAAAGCGTACCATGGGAGGATCCCCAATTTGCATTAGATGCAGCGGCATACTTTTCGAAGAACGGCGTAGTGCTACCATAATAACATATGAGAGCCTGCTTACTAAATTGAAAAGTAATGTTGCTGATTTCATGAAGAAACATCCGACGATTGTGAAAGTTATAGCCATCACTGGTGCTGTTGCAAGTGCCTTTGCTGTATATAAGCTTTGGGCGACTTTTTCTGATGAAGAAGAATTCGATCAGGAAGAAGTTGAACAAGAACGTATCTATAAAATTCCCAACTATGGACAAAAACACAAAGTCCAAGAACACGGTAAGGAATATTATAGAGGTGAAACGAAAAGAGCTGCTAGAAAACCCGCCGCACGAGTACTAGTAACCGAACGAGGTTGTGATCCGAACGCTGAACAGATAATGGATAATCGAATTATGCCATCTATGGTTCGATTTGAAAGAGTTGTTGAGTTGGATGGTGATCTGCATCGAGTGTATCACCAGAACGCATTTCAGATTGTTGGCAAACTGTTCTTAGTAAATGCCCATGCCTTAATGAAATTTGAGGAAGGGGACTTTGTTAGAATAAGAGCCCGCTCTGGAGTAGAGTATGTTATCGCTTTTCGTCCTGAAGATTGTGCCTACTCGAAAGAAGGTGATATAGCGATATATAATGCTGGCCCTAGCGTACCA